ATATTACACTTACATCTTTAAAAATATAATTAATGACTATTACAAAGTCTATTTTAATAAAATCAATATCATTTAAACTTACTTTAGTAATATCAAAAAAATCTCCATAAAACCATCGTCTTTTTGTTCCAACTTTATATTGATATTTTAATTCAATCAAATATAAATTAGGTGTATTAATAATATATTCCAATACTTTAACGATATGATTTTGGATTTCCACTGGGTTGCCGTGTATTTGACTAAATAAGTCAAAATCAGAAGGATACCTCTGACTTTGTAGATTAGCAGACCCTTTTAATTCAATATTAAAATCTTTAAATTTTAACTTGGATATTATTTGTTTTATTTCATTTTCAATATTTAGTCTTTTTTGTAATACATTCATTTATAATAATATGATATTTTATAAAATTGTGCTTCTTAATTTATTTAACTCTTCCTTTGTAGTAGGCATATACGCCCAGCAAATCAAACTGAGTGCGCGTCTATAACTTGGATTTTTAAGAAAGGCAGGAAGTGTTCTTGAAATAAAAGCATCTCTTTTTTTATTCCATTCTTCATTTAATCCTTCAGGGTTAAACATATAATGTGAAAGAAATCCTTTAGGACTTCTTGCTACTTCACTTACACCTAAAGAAATCATATCAGTTATGTATGGAAGGATTTCTTGTTTAGACATTAGTGGATACTTCATTACTATTATTATCTGATATTTTAATATTATTTAAATCAATACTTGATTTGGAAGGTTCAAGTATTAATTCAGACCCACAACATTTACTTTTAGTAATTCTCTTCATGAACCTCTCGACAATCAGCAATACATTAATTACAACACTGGAAATTAAAAGGGATGTTTGGCTATCTACCATTATATATTAACAAGATATATTATTATGCTGAATATAGGTAATCTTTTATAATTTGAAAAGGGTCAATAATTACTGGTTTTGTAAAATAGTTTTCTTTAGGTATAATAATATTTTGTGTGTCTTTTTTATATTTTCTTAATTGATGTATTTGCTTCATTGATAAAAAATAGGGTTCCATATATATATAAAAATATAAAAATATATTTAAGTGAAATTATTATACTCGTGGAACTGGTGGAACCAGTGGAACCGATGGAACCGTATTTTTATAGGTCATCATAAAAAAAAAAAAAAATAATATTTTTTTTTTAGAAAATCCATGGTTTTCAAAGTTCCCACAGTTCCACGGTTCCACCAGTTCCATTGGTTCCATAGGAGAAACGTTTTAGTCAATCATTTTAATGTTCTGTTCGGTTAATAGCATTCTAGGATGATGACGTGTTGCTACGCACCATCTTGACTTTAATTTCTTAATATCTTCCAATTCTTTCTCTCCAATATCATAGTAATTATCCAAAACATATTTAGTGCTTCGTGTTAATCCATAAGGGAAAAAAGTAATAAAATGGCTACTATTTAGTATTTGCCTACTTTCTTTACCATTTGTTGGTAAATGACTAGTAAATAATATACTTACATTATAATGTCTTCCGATATCAATTAGGTTATTTAGTAAATCATATACGGCTTTTCTTATTTTACCATTTGTAATACTATCAACATCATCAAATACTACCATACTATCCTTGAAATCCTCTACTTTGAATGGTTGTTGATATAAACTATCATCTAGTTTAATACGTATAAAATCAGTTTTGTCTTTAACACTATCAAGTGTCTCATCGGAATCAAGAAGAGAAAATATATAAATAGGATTATCAGGAAACATATCTTTATAATGAACTAAATAATTTTTAACAAAATATGATTTACCACTTCCTTCACTACCAACAATTAAACCAATATTTCTATCCTTACTTTTATTAGGTAGTAATTCAAATAAACCATCTTGTAATTGTAAATGTTTAAAAGGGTTATTTACTTTGTCTTCATTTGATTCTTCTAAACGAATTTCTTTTTTAGATAATTTGCCTCCAACAATTTTAGCAATAGGTGTCCCTCGTTTTTCTATATTGAATGAATAATCCATTATAATATATAATGATAATATAAATTAATAAAAAATCTAATTTAATAATATAATGTATTCATTACAGACAACTTCTAAGTTAGATAGAACGCAACCTTTATCTATTTATTATGATTTAGATGTAATTAATAGTGATAGAAGTGGTTTAAATGCCCCTGTAAAATTAAGATTTCAGGAAACTCGTAATAATCCATATTTAGAAGCACCAGAAAATTATATGTTATCTGTGGTTCGTTTCAGTCTTCATACACCATCTTTACCAGTATTCATTCCATTAGTTGAATTAGGTCAAGCAAATCCAAATAAAACTGTTTATTCAATAACAATGACTTACGTAGTGGGTGGAAATACAATTACTCATCAAGAATTTATAATATATACACCAGAGGACTTATCCGCACCAGTTCCAAATCCTCCCTTAGTTAATCAAGATATAACTAGTGATTATTATTATGTTAAATCGTATCAACATATAGTAAAAATGATTAATACAACATTAGCCAATTGTTTAATTGGATTAAATAATGCTATTGTAGGGGCTGGTGGTGTCGCCTTAACAACAACACCACCTTATTTGGATTTTGATATGTCTTCTTTTAAGGCTATTTTAGCAACTCCTCAAGTAGCATTTGATTTGAACCTAGGAACTCCTTATAAATTATATTTTAATTCTCCACTTTACCATATATTAACAAGTTTCCCTGCTTTTTATTATGGATACCTAGGAATAACTCAAGGTAAAAACTATCAATTAAATATTTATACAACACCAAATAATGGTAATGTTCTTTTAGGTGCTACTAATTATTTACTAACTTATCAAGAAGATAGTTCAATTGCTATGATGAATCCAATTCAATCTATAGTATTTACAACTGCTTTACTTCCAGTTGTTAGTAGTAATATATCAAATCCTAAAGTATTTGGTGTTAATACAACAAATCTTTTTAATTCAGGAGAAAATAGTAATTTAGCACCTGTAATTACAGACTTTGAGGTCCCAATGTCCCCTGATAATACCTTTAGACCAAACATTCAATATACACCAACGGCAGAATATAGGTTTGTGGATTTATATGGGTCATCACCAATATCATCTATTGAATTATCGGTATATTGGAAAGACAATTATAATATTTTACATCCATTTATTTTAAATAGTGGATGTTCTGGTAATGTAAAATTACTATTTAGAAGAAGGGACTTTGGAAACCTCTCAATTGGACTTTAAATTGATTTAAAGAGAAGTCAGTATAAATATGTGAAAGTCTGTAAAATGCCGTGGGACTACTCAAAAGGAAAACAATACGCACTCAGAAGTCATTTAGGTGATAAAGTGTATATCGGTAGCACTATTGATACACTACCTAATAGACTTAATAAGCATAAAGCAGATTATAGGTGTGGTAGAGGAGTTCGTAGTATTGAAATGTTTGAAGAATATGGTATAGATAATGTATATATTGAGTTAATAGAATTATATCCTTGTAGTTGTAAAGCAGAACTTGAGAGACGAGAAGGACAATTACAAAGGGAATATATAGGAAAAGGATTAGCAGTGAATCAAAGAATAGCAGGTAGAAAACCAAAAGACTATTATGAAGAACATAAAGAGAAAATGGATGATTATAAAAAAAAATGGAATGAAGAAAATAGGGAAAGAAGATTAAAAAAACAGAAAGAATATGATTTAGAACATAAGGAAGAAAGATATAAAAAAATAAAATGTGAATGTGGGTGCGAAGTTTCAAAACACCATTTAGCAAGGCATAAAGAAACCAAGAAACATATTGATTTATTAAATGCTAAAACAATTTAATTTTCTTTAAAGACTATTTTAAATAAAATTAAAATCTAAATTAATAATATAAATAATGTCTCAAGATTTTCGCAAGATACTCGTAAAAGACAATCGTCTAAGATGTTCTGATTCAGTTGGCTATGCCGTGCTTAAAGGCGGTTCAAACATGACTTCATCGCAATTTAAAGCAGTATCAGAAACAACTTCTTCCCATGTATATAATATCCAGATTCCGTCAGAACAGACTATTATTGACCGTAGAGTAATGTGGAGAAGTAAAATTACTATTGATATTGTTGGAACTGCCCCTGCTGGAAATTTCTTAGTTAATTATGGTGTTAAGGATTCTCTATCTCCTTTCCCTCTTCATCAACTAACTTCAGTTATGACCGCAACTATTAACAATACTAGTGTATCAATTAACATGCGTGATGTTTTACCTGCTATTCTCCGTTTTAATGATAAACGTGAATTAGCAAGATACAATGGTCTTACTCCAGTTATGTTTGATACTTATGCTAAATATACTGATGCTATTGGTGCTATTAACAATCCTTTAGGAAGTTGGATTAATACTTCTGATAATGATATGTCGAACCGTGGTTCTTGGGTATTAGATAGTATTATTGATGTTGCTACTGGAAATGCCCCATTAGTTTCAACTGGTGCCGCCCAGACTATCCGAGTTTCATTTACTGTTTGCGAACCTCTTCTTCTTTCTCCTTTCATTTTTGCTAACCCCGAAAGCAATAATCAAGGTTTCTATGGAGTTCAAAATATGAACTTTGTATTTAACATTGGTGATGCTAAAAGAGTTTGGCGTTATGCTGATGAAGGTGTTGCTAAAACTGTTTCTCTTGTAAGTTTTGCTAATTCTGAACTTATCTTCAACTTCCTTACACCTCATCCTTCTGACCTATTACCTCCTAGAAATGTTGTTCCTTATTATGAAATGCCCCGTTATATTACCAACTATAGCACTGCTATTGCTAATGGTGCTAGTGTTTCTATTAACTCATCTTCTATTCAACTTAATCAAATTCCTGATAAATTGGTTGTCTTTGTTAGAAAACCACAATCGCTTCAATCCAATGCTGATGCTGATTATTTCCTTACTATTAAAGGTATTTCAATTAACTGGAACAATCAGTCAGGTATTCTCTCTAGTGCTACTCAACAAGACCTTTATAGATATTCAGTTGAAAATGGTTCAAATCAATCTTGGTTTGAATTCTCTGGCTATGCTAATGCTGGTGGTGTTAATCCAAACGGTCAAAAAGTTCCAACTGCTGGTTCTTTCCTAGTTCTCGAATTTGGTAAAGATATTAATATTACTGAAGATTTCTATGCTAGCGGGTCCTTAGGTAATTTCAATCTCCAATTCCGTCTTGAAGTTGAAAATCAAGGTGATAATCTTGCTTCTGGTGCTGAAGTTGTCCTTATTACTATTAATAGTGGTCTCTTTGCTACTGAAAGAGGCACTTCATCTACTTTCACTGGTATTTTAACAAAGCAAGACGTGCTTGATGCCTCATCTATGGAATCTTATGGTCTTAGTGAATTTAAACGTATGGTCGGGGGTGCTAGTTTCATGGATACTTTGAAGTCGGTGGCAGGAAAAGTCCTTCCTGTTGTTAAAAATGTTGCCTTAGGTATAAACGACCCTAGAAGTCAAGCCTTGGGACAAACACTTGGTGCCTTTGGATATGGATTAAGCGGCGGAATGAAAGATATGAGATTAATGAAAAAGTAAAAAATAAAATCTAATTTAATAATATAATATGGCTAGTAGAGAAAGTTTCGTTAATTTTGAGGTTGCTTTAATTACTGATGGTGCTGGTGCTAATTTAGCAGCGAACGCCGAATCTGGTGTAATGACTCTTCCTGTTGCTTTAGGTTTATCTATTGATAATGTTGCTACTATTTTAGCATCAGTTGGTGCTGGTGCTGCTGCTGGAGGTCTTGTTCTTTCTAGAAAGAAAGTTGGTGGTGCTAACGTTTTTACTGTAAGAAATCTTTCTGGTGCTGCTATTACTGAAGGAAGTATTTTATGTTGTGTTGCCGTTCTTAAATAAATAAATATATATTAATAGAAATTTTATATTATATTAATATATAATAGATGCCTTATAATAATCCCTATAATAGAAGTATTGCCGAACAGATTGATAATATTAACAAAAGATATGTTATGTATGATAATCAAACTGGAATGGGTTTAAGTGGTGGTGGTTTAGATACAGGCTATGAAACACCAAGAAGTCTTGATAGAGTAATTGGAGGGGCATTGGAAGAAGAAATGCCTAGAAATGTAATGGAAGGAACTACCTTAGTAAATACTATGGCGATGCCTTCATCTTCAATGAGTGGTATGGGATTAAGTGGGGGTAGAACACCTAAAGGTGTTGTTCCACCACATCTTAAAGGTTGGTTAGCACATGTTGCTAGTGTTAAATCAAGTAATCCCACAATGAAGTATAAGGATGTATTAGCACTTGCTAAACAATCTTATAGTGGAAAAAAAGTTGCGCCAATTGTTAAGGAAGGAGGTAAATTAAAAGGAGTAGCAGAATATAAAAAAGCGGAGGGAGTTAAAGAAGGCGAAGGATTAAGTGGTGGCGCTAAAAAGGGAAAAGGATTATCAGGTGGTCGAACACCTAAAGGTGTTGTTCCACCACATCTTAAAGGTTGGTTAGCACATGTTGCCAGTGTTAAATCAAGTAATCCTACAATGAAATATAAGGATGTATTGGCACTTGCTAAACAATCTTATAAAAAATAATCCTTATGTTGAACGTTTGTCTCTCCCCGCATCTCGTGGGACAAATGGGACAAATGGGACAGGATTTTTAGGACCTTTGAATTTTTTTTAAAAAAAATTTTTTTTAAATTTTTTTACGAAATACTTTTCAAAACCTTGTCCCACTTGTCCCACTTGTCCCACTAGTATAATAATTTCACTAAAATAAATATATAATATTAATTAATAAAATATTATATAATTATATAATGGACTTACGATTACGTAGAAATAGAGAATATGTTGATGAAGATTTAATGGCGAATAAAGTAGCCTTTGAAAGAACAAAACAACAAGTATTAAAATATGGATTACCTGAAGATGAAACTCCTAGTGGAACCTCTTTAGATATTAATAGTAATATAGATAGATTATTGGATGTATCAAAAGCATTATTAACAAATAAAATACAAGTATATAATTTATATAATTATGAAACAGTATTAAGTGGTAAATATCAACCTAGAAAAGATGTTTCAGAAAGTTTAATGCCTTTAATTACTAATTGGAATATTATGATGAATGGTATAGCAAATCCACGTTTAACATCAACTGAAAGAAATATACTTATTACTAAAGTTAATACTCTATTACCATTATTGAAAGAGGCAAAAACTAATCTTAATGATGTATTTTTAGAAGAACTTGATATGGGAAGATTAAGTGGTGATGATGAGTCTAGTGTAAGATTTACAAAATTATTATATATGAATGATTCTATTTTAGAACTGTTAATTGATAGAATTAATAGAGATAATTATACAATTATAACTAAAGGAGATTTAACAGAATTATTAATTAAAAATTTAGTTAGTTATGGTATAGATGAGTCAGTAGTATATAGAATAGTGAATAATGAATGGCCCAAAGGTCCCATTCCTCCTCCTTCAGGTGGTCCTTCTCCTCCTCCTCCGCCTTCTCCTCCTTCAGGTGGTCCATCAGGTGGTCCGCCTTCTCCTCCTTCAGGTGGTCCTCCTTCAGGTGGTCCTCCTCCTTCAGGTGGTCCTCCTCCTTCAGGTGGTCCATCAGGACCTCCAACACCATTTCCACCACCATTTTCTCCACTTTCAGCAATAGCAAGTAAAAAATTAGATTTAAGTAATTTCAAAGAAGTAGAAACAAGAATATTTGAATTACAAAGAGTATTACCAAGATTACGCCAATTAGCAAAATCAACTTCAGACCCAATGAATAGAATGATGTTTGAAAGTGAAGTAGAAGATACAGAATTAAGAATAGAAGAATTACAAGAACAAGCAGACAGTTTAGAACAAGTCTATTTAGAAGATAAAATACAAAATAATCCAGCAATAAGTAATTCGCAGATTATTCAAAGAGACAAAGATTTGAAAAGATATAAGCAAATCACAGGAAGAGATTATATTTCAACTCCAGCATCCAGTGTAGCATCAACTCCAGCATCCAGTGTAGCATCAACTGTAGTAGCGACTCCATCAAGGTATCCAGATTCTGCTTTAAAGGATTCTTTAGAGGATGAATTAAGACAGATAAATCCCTACTACGATAAATTAAATCAAGCAGAAAAAGATACTGCTTTAGGCTATATTGGTATGGCTGATTTTAAAACAAAAAATTATTTAGAAAACAAACGAAAGGATTATGAAAAGACTAATAAGGATTCAGTTGGAGGTGTATATTATGATGCGTTAGTTAATAGGAAAGCAAAGAAAACAAGAGAGAAAGAAGGAGATATATTTGGTTCAGGAATGAAAAAAACGGTTAAAGAATTTAAGAAAGCACCTCCTCAACCAATGGAATATAATGAGGATAAGAATGATTATTGGAAAGCAGTATTAAACTTTAAGATTTAGTAAAATTATTTACCTAGTGGAACCAGTGGAACTGGTGGAACCAATGGAACCGTATTTATAGGTCCTCTTAAAAAAAAAAAAAAAAAATAAAAAATTTTTAGAGAAAACCATGCTTTTTCAAAGTTCCACGGTTCCACGGTTCCACTGGTTCCACTGGTTCCACTGAGAAAGAAGTTTTACAAAAAGGTTTAAAAATATTACACCAAGTATATTTGTAAAAAAATGTGCGATTACATTGAAGAAGAAACAGATTCACTTTATACTGTATTACAGATTGAAAATATTGATTTCAAGTCATTAGTTAATTTTTATGCTGTTAAGAATAAGACAAAATTATTAAATTATAAATTTGCTGTAGATATGCTGTTTCCAATTTATAAACCTTTATATGTTGAATTTCCTAAAAAAATGAAGGATAGGTATAAAGTATATGAAGCCATAATGAATGATTGTATGAAAGCAACTGGTTATAATTTAACTAAAATAACAAGTATTTTATATGAAATTCCCTAAAACATACAAGAGTAATAAGAATCATACGCGATATTGTTAAAAAATTTTAATAATAGTTCTGTATCTATTACTTCGTGGAATTCTGTTAAAAAAACAGTGTGTTGTTTCCACATAAACATTTCAGGCCAAAAATCGCGTTTTTTCATTTCTATACGACTAACCATATAATACTCAACCCAATGTTTGTCTTCCTTTTTATCTGTTATATCTTTCAAAGGACTTTTAACTTTATAAATATAAAAGGTCTTATTACTAATAATAACTTCTTTAACTGCCTCAATACTTCTTTTACTTCTTTTAATAACTTTATGTTGAGGAAATCCATTGGGGAAAATTTTTTCAAAGTCTTCCCAAAGTTTCAACCTTAAACAATCCAAAGACCATTTACGCAGATAAATACGTCTTAAAATGGTTGTGGTTCCTTTAGTGATTACTCTCTTTTTACCATATTTACCATACTCAATCGCAAATGGTTTTGGATGGAAAAACGAAAGAATATTCGCTTTAATGTCTTCGATTAAAAAAGGGTTCGCCATTGGTATGCTTGGTATGCTTATGGGAAAACAATTTTATTGTAAATCAATTTTTTTTTAATTCATTTACAATATTGCTGTTATTGCTGTTATTGCTGTTAGGTAAAATAGTATTAATAATTAAATGTCCTATCAGTTGCCCCTTTTGCTTGAAGTTGGGCTTTCATTAAATTTGTAATAACAATATACTCCTTATCTGAAACATAAGGTTTCTCGAACACTATATAACAATGACCCGAGACTAAAGTATCAAATAACTCACTGGCTAAAGGGTTAATATTAGTATATAACTCACTCAAATCCTTAACTCTCTCAACTGCTAAGGTAATTGTCTTACCGCATACATGTCGTTTCTTACCTTCCTTTCTCATAACCCAAAAAGGACAACTTAACTCTCTTTCCATAATTTCCTTGTTATCTACTTTGGTCCTAAAAAAGGTCCAATAATAGTATCCGCCATCTTTGGGATTACCATTGCCTTCGTTTCGGCAAAGCCGAAAGGCTTGCGACTGAAAGTCGCAATCGTAATTCTTCTTGATTTCAATAGCGTTAGCCATTTTTGCCTTGTGAGTATGGGATTGGATTCCGATTCGATTTCAATTTTTCTGCTAAATAATAACAGCAATATGCTGTTATAT